GTGGCAGGCAGCATAAACAAATTGACTGACCGAAAGTTGAAGTCAATGCTCGGGCTTCCAGTGGAGAGAGAGTCCAAATTAGCCGATGGCGGCGGTCTGATGGCTAGGATAAGCAAGAATGGTGCTGTGAGCTGGCTTTTTCGTTATCGACTCGGAGGACGCGATACGGAGCCGTTTAGGCTTAATCTTGGCAAGTATCCTGACGTTACTCTCAAGCAAGCTAGAGAATTGCGCGATCAGTGCCGTTCTTGGCTGGCAGAGGGGAAAGATCCAAAACTACAGATGAAATTGACCAAGAGTGAATCCTTAAAGCCGGTAACTGTAAGGGATGCTATTCAGTACTGGATTTCTGAGTATGCGGAAGATAACCGAGCCAATGTTGACCGCCATAAAGCCCAACTCGAAAAACATATTTATCCCTTCATTGGAGACATGGCGCTGTCTGACTGTGAAACACGTTACTGGCTACAGTGCTTTGACCGCATGAAAAAGAACTCGCCTGTAGCTGCTGGGTATGTGTTCCAAATGTGTAAACAGGCTTTGAAGTTTTGCCGCGTTCGGCGCTATGCAATTAGCACTGCACTTGAGGATTTAACCATCCCTGATGTTGGTAAAAAACAGGCGAAGAGGGATCGAGTATTAAGCGAGCGGGAAGCTGGTGACTTATGGCTTGCCATATCTGAAAAAAAATATTTTATGTCCTACTACACAAATTTATTAAAAATCATCACAGTCTTTGGGTGTAGAACTCAAGAGGTCAGGCTGTCTGAGTGGCAGGAGTGGGATCGTGAGGCATGGATATGGATAGTGCCAAAAGAACATACAAAAGCCGGAGAGAGGATTGTTCGTCCCGTACCTGAGTCTATGCGTCAATTCATCGACGATTTACATAGCCGAAATTACAAAACTGGACTTGTACTTGGTGAGGTAAAAAAGACCGAAGCTGTTAGTCAATGGGGAAGGGCTATTTATAAAAAGCTTGGACACTCTGAGCCGTGGACTATTCATGATCTACGACGAACCTTAGCTACACATATGAACAATATGGGGATCGCACCACACGTGGTTGAGCAGCTTTTAGGCCACGCTATGCCGGGTGTAATGGCTATTTATAACCGTAGCCAGTACCTACCAGAGAAGCTGGATGCGCTGAGTAAGTGGGTAGACCGTCTGGACTTGCTGGCGGGAAATAATGAAAACGTTGTTATTTTAAAGGCTAATGAAAAATGAAACTTCTTAATATTGATGTTTTTGAGCGATTAGCTTCACAGAGATTAGTTACCATCGCTGAAGTTGCAAACTCTTTATATGGAATAAACCCAAATACTAAAACTAAAGATCTTAGCGAAGATATTATTGAGGATATGCAAGATATTAGAAAAACAATATCAAGAAATATTAGATATCTCAACATACGTGTAGGTAGTGTAAATGAAGAATTAGATGCTGATCTAGTTTTTGCGGCAGCGCATGATTTAATGAGGAATGGAGTAACCCCAGAGGTAATTCTTGAAAGAGGGCGTGATGCAATTACGTCTTTTGTCGGTACCAATGATTGGCAAAAGTATATGATGGCATTTGGAGGACGTACGCTTGTTGAAAGCGTAGCCCAAATTAGAAAGTCAGGCCGTGGCCAACACAGAAAAACTGATGAAGAGTCGGGGACTTTAAAGCTCATAGGGCTATTGATTAAACTATTAGCAGAAAAACACCCATCAAAAAAATATGGACCAGTTGCTAAGCCTACTATAAGTGAAATCTATAAAGATGTTGTGAAACTGGTCGAAAGCGAGTCTCTGTCAATAAAAGGTGTGGGCAAATCTACGTTTTCAGCAAAAGTATCTGAGGCATTAAAAGTTTTATTTGATGATAAATAGTAGCTTTCCGCAACTTTCCGCAATGCTCACCAGTGTTCACCAGTGTTCACCACTGTTCGCTTGAGTTATTGTTAAATAATGGAATTCTGCGTTTTTTTTGCTTATTTTTCATATTGTTAATGATGTTTTTAATCTGGGCGTGATTTTTGTTTTTTTTAATGGATTTATTTTATTTCAATGGATTTGTCGATTTTTTTAATAGATTCCATTCTTAATGGAACTATGAATTATTAACCAGTAACCTTCCTCCATAACGCAGAAACAGTGGAGGCAACATGACTAATCGTATCTTTACCCCACCAACCCCAGAGCAGCGCCGTGCCTTGCTTGATGAATACGGCTTCAAATATGACAAACGCATCCGTGAAGATGAATGCGGCGACATTACAAGCCTTTCCCGTTCCAGCCGTTGGAAGATGGAGCAACAAAAGCGTTTTCCCGCTCGTTGCCATTTCGGGCGCAACTCATGCGCTTGGCTTCTCTCTGATGTGCTCTGGTGGGTTCGCAATCCGCCAGCCGTTGAGAATGTTAATAACCCCTACAGCCGTAAATCAGCTTAATTAACCACAGGTAATTTGAGATGAAAAAATTAACTGCCTTAACTGGCTGTGGACAGACTCACCCCAAACCCGTCACGAGCGGTATTTTGGTTAATGGCTTACCTATCGAATTAGTTCGCCAGTGGAACGAATATCCAACAAAGCAAAGTTTTGCCGTATCGGTATCTACTGAAGTGCGCCGTCAGTATTACCCGAATGATGCTGACTTTAGCCGAGCCATGAAGAAGGCTGGTTATGTATCAGTACGCACAACACAGCTAACGGGAAAACAAGAAAGTTTCTGGCTGTATCGCAAAACAGGGAGTGACAAGGGGGTATGCAAATCAGAAGTAATTAAAAACAATATGTTACCTCATTATGTGCAGGTGTCAGAGCAGCCGAAAAAGGCGTTTAAGTGTGTCGCCGTCGATGGTAAATGGCTGCATGTCTATGCTGACCACATTCGTTTTCTGACCAAAAAACGTGTGCGCGTTGAAGGTAAGCAGGTCATGGGTTACACGGCTAAAGACTTGTCGGTGGAGGTATTGGCATGAGTGATTATTTAAATCTGGAAGCTGGCCAGAATGAAATCCTTATTCAGCTTAAACAACTTCCTACCTTGGAATTTAATAGCCAACACTTAGTGGCATTCTCAATGATTGATACTGCTCACCAGCGCCCGAAAGGTACGGCGAAAGCGGCTTTTGGTCGTCATCGCTCGCGGTTCGTTCTGGGGCGCCACTTTTCTGAGCTAACTGGGGACGTAATACGTACTCAGTTGCTTTCAGAATTTTTCCCGAAGCATACCCGCAAGGGGATTGTAATTACTGAGATGGGCTATCTGTTGTTAGTTAAGCCCTTTCAGGACGATCTATCTTGGCTGGTTCAGGAAGAATTGGTGAATGCTTATTTCCGCTGTCAGGAGGCAGTCACTTTCCATCATGTGGAACTACCGTCACTGCAAGAGCTGGCTGCCATGCCGGTTGCTGATGCGCAAAGTACTGTAACTCGCGCAGACAAGTATTCTAAGCAACTTCATGGATCACTGGGCAGTAATGGCATGAACCTGCGGAAGAAGGAACTCAAAGCCCTGCGTCCGGCTGAAAAGTTAGTACATGCGATGGGGCAGATTGGTTTCGATAAGTACAAGTGGGAGGTTCAGCATAATGGCTAATATCTATGGGGTGTGTCCAGAACGAGCCTTGCAGCACAAGGGCTACGGCGATTTTGTCCAGCACACTAACCCTCTTAAAGAGGGGCTGTTGCGACTAGTTTTAAACGAGCCTCAAACCTTGCAGGTAACTATCGGTTACTTACAAAACCAAGCTGCAAATATGCCGCTTGCCTATAGCTCATTGAAAAGTTTTCAAAACCCTAATTCGGGCTTTGCTACTAACTTATTGAAAAAGTTCCAGAATGTGAACTTGCAGTCTGCTCAAACTTTGCGCAACTCTTTTGGATGTGTGCAAATCAAACTTGGTGAAATGTTGAGTTTGAAACTGAAAGCAGATAACTCGTTGATTGGCCTTATCTCTGTCAGAGAACCAGAGTTAGTCAACCAGTTGATTCAGCTTAATTATCGCGAATCGCGAGAATTGGCTAACTCGTTGATCCAGCTTAATTCCGTCGATTCAACGGAATCGGCTAACTCATTGATTATGTCTAAAACCTGCATTGCAGGGACTTCACCTAATGTATTGATGAAGTTTGATTCGGACAATTTTCCTAGCAGGGATGACACGCAGAAGGCGCAGAAAGAAAAAGGCAGCACTGCGAATGCCGCCTTTTTGCATAACGTTGATGGGGATCAGTCGTTATCTTGTTTGGCTATCTTGCGCTGTCTAAATTTGATTTCTCTTTGTAACGCACTGACGACGAATTGTCCGGTACTTTCCCCTGACTCTTTAAGTTCTTCAACAGCGCTTACTATTTCATGTGGCACGCGAACATCGATTTTTTTAGATTTCGCATTAACTGCTTTGGTTGCCATTTATTGTCTCCACTGCTCTTGGTGTCAGACAATAGTACATGTAATTTTCGAAATTAAAAGCATTGACATGTCTGACACCATAGTAATAGTATCGTGTCTGACACCTAGATATGCAGTGTCGAAAACGCGAAGCTCCGCTGATGGTTGCAACATCTGCGGAGCCTCTATCCACAATGTTATCGGAGCTAACACTATGGCATTTACTCATAGTACCCAAACTCGCCCTAAATTTACATACCTGTTCTTGGGCACCCCAAGTGATTTACCTACCTGCACACCCACTGTTCTTCGTGCTGAAGCGGACACGGAAGCTGAAGCACGTGCCAAGTTTATTGATTGGGACCTGACCTTTGCCGCCCAGATCCGCACGGCTGCACCTTCTCGCCTGCAATTGTTCTCCACCGACGACGGTTTCATGTGGATCTACGAACAATGTCAGGAGGCCAGCCATGCGTAAAGCTAATCGAACTGAACCCGTTGATGCCTTGGGCAAGATCCAAGCATTAGCAGCCGCGGCCGGATACCTCGTTTCTACTGAACGAGAAACCCAGCTGTGCTTCGAGCTTATTGACCTGATTGAAGGGATCGCTAGCAAAGTGTTGGAGGACGAAAATGCCTAACACCCATGTCTATCACACAGACTCAAATGTATTGCTTGGCTTACAGCGCTCATTAGACCTGATGAATTGCACCCAACTGATCCTCAATAGTGGCGACAAGAAAATGCAAATGTACGTCCAGTCATTAGTTGATGTTGCTCAAGAATTGACCCAGCAGGCAGTGAACGCACTGGATTTTGGTGAACAGCCACAGAACAAAGATGAACAGGGGGTGTGCAATGGCTAAGAAAACTGAGCTGGTGGCTGTTGAAGCCAAAGATCTGCAAGTTATCGAATATCGTGGGAAGCGTGTAGCAACCACAGAGCAGCTAGCGGCGGGGTATGGTACAACGGTGATCCGCATTCAACAGAACCACACCCGTAATGCAAACCGCTTTGTTGAAGGTAAGCACTTTTTCAAAATCAGCGGAAATGAACTGAAGTCATTCCGACTATCTTTAAGCGAGTCGGTTAATAAACATACAACCTCATTGATTCTCTGGACTGAACGCGGTGCTGCCAACCACGCCAAGATGCTGGAAACCGATCAGGCTTGGGAATACTACAACGACCTGACCGAGTTCTACTTTACTCAGCGTGATGCCAAGGCATTACCTGCGCCGGTGGAGCTATCCACGCTGGAAATCATCCAGCTTGCGTTGGAATCTGAAAAAGGCCGATTGGCGGAGAAAGAACGCGCTGATCACGCCGAACGAACCAAAGGTCAGATTAGCCGCAAGCGTGAGGCATCTGCACTCGGCAAACTAAGCGCCAAAAGTCGCCGCTGTAAGGAGTTGGAAGAGCGACTCGGTGAAGGTGTTAAACACGCGACCATCAAGAAAGTCGAGAAGGCTACGGGTGTAAAGGATACCTACAAGTTTGTTCCGCTACGTAAGTGGTGTCGTGATAACGGTATGGATGCAAAGGATGTCGTTGATGATCGTTGGGGAAGCGTGAAGGCTTGGCCTGCACAAGCATGGTTGGCAGTTTATAACATCGACCTCAACGTATTATTTGGGGGTAACCTATGAGCCACATCGAAAATGTTTTATCTCGAACTGACTTAGATAAAAAGAACATAGAGTCCCTGAAATATATTCGCCAGCATTCTGAAGCGGCTTACGATGGATTAATCTCGGGGCTTGGTGCTATGGGTAATGCCATATTTTGGGCTTGCGATAATGAAAATTATACCGAGTCGGAAGCAAAAGAGGACTTACGCGGTATTGGTGAAATGATGATTTATATACCCGGCATTATTGCAGCATTGAAATTCAATGCGGATGAAGCTGACTTTAATATTAAGGAACGCGATAAAACACCGAAACGCTAACGCCTATTTTCTTTTAACTATTTTCATTACGGACTCAGTCCGGGGTATCGCTCGGCCTGAATCCGGAGAGGTTCATATTATGAATAAAAACATTGAATCAAATCGTAAGCACATTGCTAATGCTTTTGTGGATTATTGCCAGCGCCGTAATTGCGGCCATTCCGTCTGTGTCGTTACGGTCGGGCGCAAGCAGATTATCTTGGGTGATCTGACGGCTGACGGGGTGCATCGCTGCCTTAAGGACTGCTTTGAGGTTGAGTGCATCAAAAAATACGGAAAGGCAAGTAGCCAGAGTTTATTGGAATCGACCTATCCGGGAATGTTGAATAAGGACAATACAAAGCTGACGCCAGAAGGGATTGAATTTATGTCATCGCTTATGGCTAACGCCGTCGAAATTGCATTAAAGGACCCGAAAGGCAATCACTTTGGATTGGAGATGTACTAATGAACAATATTATTCATGCCGAATTTGGAAAAAATAAAGCTGTCGATAAATACCGTGTAGAGGCTACTGCGGATGGCGTCAATATTATGCGCTCCAACCATAAGGGTATATTTGAACACGTCGATTTAGTGCCATTTGCCGATGTAATGCGCCGACTGGATGCTGGCGAATGGGAAGAAGAAATCACGTTGTCATTCGACATTATCAAAGCATGGGGCAGTAGCCGAAAAAACGCACCGGACAGTGATTTATTACTACTGTGGCGCTGGCTGATTGCTACCGTCTTTATCCGCGAACAGCGTGAGGAAAACGGCATCGAGCGGGTTGAATGGCGACCGGGCGAATTCAAGGACTGTGCAATTTATGTCGGCGAACATGGCAGCATGAATCTCTATCCCCTAGCCGAACGCTTGGCGATGGCGAATAACATCGAAGGGGCACTGATTGAGCGTTTTGGCCCCGAGCAGGGTGTCAAAAATGCCATCGATTTTTACACGATGATGGTTGGTAACGATCGTGGGCTATCGAAGGTCGGGCGTGAAATATTGGCGGATTTGCACGATAGCTTCATTGAACAACTGAACCGTGAAGGTTTACCTACTGCGCCGACGGCTCATTAAGGAGGAAATATGAAACTCATTACCAAGAATTTTCGCCTGAATGCGCTGGCAAACCAGTTCTCAACAGCCATCTTCGACCTTATCCGGCAGCAGAGCGGCGGAGACTGGTTCATTGTCAATGTAGACGGACAGGAGATACGCGTGGAGGTTATTGGTGGCGTTAGCGGAATACGTGATCTGGTGGATGCGTGTTTTCTCGCGGCTCTGAAAGATATTGGCCCTCAGTGGGAGGGGATCGCTATCAAATGGCTGTCGCAGTGCGTTGTTGATGGTGAATTGTCCGAACGGGGCATTGAACTTTGGACATCCATGCGGGCGGATATGGGTGATTCAGTCGCCAGACGTGGAGGAACATTCCATGCGTAATATTGACCTGATCCGTGAAGTGACGGCAGCAGCCACTAATCGTTGGCCAGAGATCCTCGATTTTATCGGCGTAAATATCCCTGCGTCACCGCGTACACATACGGCTTGCCCTGCGTGCGGCGGTAAAGACCGTTTCCGTTTTGATGATAACGGGCGTGGCTCTCACTTCTGCAACCAGTGCGGGGCGGGGGATGGCTTAGACCTGATAGCCAAGGTCAGGTGTTGTGATATCACAACAGCCGCGCAGCTTGCAGCCGATGCGTTGGGTATTGATTACCGGACAGCCAAAATGCAGGAAGTCACTAGCCAGAGAAAGAGCTTGTCCGCAACCAAGGGGCAAAAAAGCGCTTTGGATCAAGAGCAGCACACCAAGTTTGCCGACCGCTATCGTAAGCTGGGGCAAAAGGTCACGTTCGGCGAAAGCCCGTATTTACAGAGCAAGGGGCTGGAGGGTTTTACTTTCTCTATTCTGCCTGATGGCGGTTTATTACTGCCATTGCGTGATGAGTCAGGCGAAGTTGTTGCAGCACAGACGATTAGCCCATCGGGTGAAAAACGATTAATAGCGGGATCGGCTAAAAAGGGGAGCTTCTACACCATTAATGCCGTGGAAACCCCGCCGTATATTTTGATCGCTGAGGGGCTGGCGACAGCGCTAAGTGTGCATCTCATGCGCCCTGACGCCCTTACTGTGGCGGCTATTGATGCAGGTAACCTGCTACCCGTCGCGCAGGTTTTGAGAGTCAGCCATCCTGATGCACAAATTATTATCGCCGCTGATAATGATTTAGCCGAAGGTGCCAAGAACGTCGGGATCGAACACGCAGAAAAAGCGGCTCTTGCCGTGGCTGGCTGGGTATCGGCACCGCCGACAGACAAAAAGGCGGACTGGGATGACTACCGCCAGCAACATGGTCTAGAAGCAGCCGCAAAAGCTTTTGCATCTGCCCTCTATCAACCTCAGGCGGATATTCAATCCGAACCCACTAAAGGCCACAAAGAGAACGATCTCAAGCCTTACGTGGATAAACGCCGAGAGGGGCTGTACTGGATAGAGCCCAAGCTGGACAACAGTACGAATGAAATCCTCGAAAAGGAATCATGGCTATCGACGTTAGTCAACGTTGTTGGCGTTGGTGAGGATGATGCTGAGCGCTATTTGATACTCGCATGGACACCCGAGGGAACGGACAAAGAGCGTATTGAAGCGATCCCTTTGCGCGATATTGGCGAAAAAGAAGGTTGGGCAAGGATGAAGTCGGGCGGAATGCTGATCACTGCGAAAAGTGGTCTGCGTTCTCTCTTAGCCGATCACCTTCAACGTAGCGGCAACCGCGAGCTGTGGTCTATCGCTAATGCGACCGGTTGGCAGTACGGTGCTTACATTATGCCGGATGCATCCATTATTGGGCGTCCTGAAAGGCCGGTATTGTTCAATGGTCGATCGGCAGCGGCGAAAGGTTACTGCGTAAAAGGTACGGTCGAGAGTTGGAAAGGCAGTGTTGCGAAGCTGGCTTATCGTAATCCATCAATGATGTTGGGCATTGCCTGCGCCTTGTCTGCACCGCTGATCGGTTTAGCGGGGGCTGATGGTTTTGGCGTTCATCTGTTTGGGGGCTCTTCTGCGGGTAAAACGACCACCGCAAATGCAGCCAGTAGTGTTTACGGTGAACCTGATGCATTGAAACTCACATGGTACTCAACGGCACTCGGCCTCGTGAATGAAGCCGCTGCACATAATGATGGTTTTATGCCGTTGGATGAAATCGGTCAGGGTGGCAACCGTCGTGCGGTGGCGGAATCGGCTTATGCACTATTTAACGGAGTAGGGAAAATTCAAGGTGCTAAAGAGGGCGGGAATCGCGACCTTAAACGTTGGCGAGCGATGGCCTTTAGTACTGGGGAAATCGACCTCGAGAGCTACATTCGAGCCGATGGTGGGAAGATCAATGCGGGGCAATTAGTCCGACTCCTTAACGTCCCTATCAGTAAAGCGACAGAGTTTCATGGCTACGCAGATGGTAAGGCGCATGCAGATGCGATGAAGGATGGGTACCAGAATAACTTCGGTGCTATTGGTCGGAAATGGATCGCTTATCTGGCAGAGCACCGCGATCAAGCAGTGAAAGTTGTCAGAGATTCTGAACGTCGCTGGTTGTCATTATTACCCCCTGAAGCGAGTGAGCAAGTTCGACGTGTTGCGAGTCGCTTCGCCATTCTGGATGCCGCATTGTGTCTGTCCTCCGATTTAACGGGGTGGGACGAGTCCGTAAGCCACGATGCATTGCTGCATAGCTTTAATGCGTGGGTTAGTGAGTTTGGCATGGGTAACCGCGAAGCCAAAGCATGGGTTGAGCAGGCCACTGCATTTCTACAGCAGTTTGGTTTGAGTCGGTATTTGCCTTACCCAGACTCTGATCCGCGAGATTTACCCATTAAAAACCTTGCAGGGTATCGTGTCACGAACCGTGTGACGGATGTTATCGCTTTCCACACATGGCCAACGGTATTCAAGGACGAAATAGCGGCGGGTGCTAATTACACGGCCTTTGCCCAAGCGTTGGCAGATGCGGGAATGTTGGACAAACCCAGCAAAGGTATCAGTAAAAAAACACTTAGCCACGGGGGGAAACAATGCCGGTTCGTTGTGTTGAGTTTGCCCATTGATGATTCAGATGATGAGGAGAATGACTAATGACCGCACATATTGCCGCACATGGACGCCTTGTGTCTGACGTGCAATCAAAGGCTACAACCAATGGCAACGCAATGGCATTGGCGCGTATGGCCGTGTCGCTACCTTGCCATGCCGCTGATGATGGGCAGTCCACATTCTGGCTTGCTGTCACCGCTTTTGGAAAACAGGCTGATTTCTTAGCTAAACATGGAAAAGGCGACCTCATTAGCGTTTCCGGTTCAATGAATATCAGCCAATGGACGGGGCAGGATGGGCAAGTGAACACCGGGTATCAGGTACTGGCGGATTCTGTCATTAGCGCCAAAACAGTGCGCAGTGGGGGTAGTCGTCGCCAGTAAGAGACATGGCGGCCTGAGTGCCGCCTTATCTCCTCTGAATATAGAGTGAAGCTACTTAACAATATTTATTGCAATAAATGCAATGATATTAAGTTATGTTGCGGATTGTGGGATAATAAGGCATCAGAAATCCCCATAGGGTATTGCTATGAAAATCGAAAATGCGTTAAAGCACTTTGGGCCTAAAGGGATGAATATTACCGGTATGTCTGGTGGGACATCTCCCGATCGCATTACGGGCACTGACCTGATGGCGGCTATGGGCATGGCGGAAGCAAGAGCCAGCTTTGGTATGGCGGCTTTCCTCGGGAAAAGTGGTATCAGTACCCAAGATAAGATCCGCACCGTTGAAGAGTTGAGCAAGTACGCTTTGCGTCATGCGCCGAAGCTGGTTGTTAAATCTGCAGGTAACCGGTTAGGGCAATGCATGGTCGTTCTTGCGAAACTTGCCTTTGAAGAATACGCACGATCAGCAGCTTCAATGTCAGAATGCGATGAGTGCAAAGGTGATGGTCTCATCTATAGCTACCAAGATGTTGTGAAACATCCCGGCATCACGAACGCCGATGGTGAGGTCGTTTATTCTCCTACCATCAAACGCGAGCGAGTAGGTGTGTTATGCAAGCACTGCAACGGTAAAGGCAAAGTATCTCAACGCTGCCGCTGTCATGGTACAGGGAGAGTGCGGGATTTAGAGAAGTCAGCACTGCTTGGCCGACCAATAGATAAAATATGTGAGCGCTGCTCTGGAAGAGGATATAAACGTACGCCAGCCTCTAAAGCTTACAGAGCCATTGCAGCATGGGTGCCAGAATTGCAGGAAAGGACATGGAATCGTAATTGGAAGCCTTACTTTGAGGCGCTGGTGGCAAAATGTGATATTGAAGAGAGTTATGCGGATAGCGTGTTTAACGAAGTGACTCGTTAGACACTGTTTGGAAACGATAGCGACAAATTAAGACATAAAACTTGCATTTTGTCCGAAGCTGGTTTAATTTGGCTAAATAGTGGGAATTTGTATCGTTTATCCACTCGCAATCATTTGACCCCGCCTAGTGCGGGTTTTTGTGTATCTGATGCTAGATTTTTGGCTTGTAGTCGCCAGAAACTATCTTAATGGCGAGGTTACATGCTTCGGCTAGTTCTCTGTCCATTCCCGGTTTTGAGACTCGCATAGTCTCTTTAACCACGCGATCCTGAATTATCGAATAATCAATGTAAGAGTTTTCTTTGATTAATTGGTGAACGATTTCACCTATGAGCTGGTGAGCATTCATGTCTATGCCTTCTTAAGAAGAGTGGTTTAACAGCTTATCAGAACTCAATAAAAGAAAATTCTGGTAACACTCACACAATTCAATCCCTGGCCTATGTCGGGGATTTTTCATATCTGGGGGATGAGAAAATGAAGCACTAACGCGGATAGACCGCTCACTGTATGCCGCATTCATGATGTGGCCCCGAGTCGCCAATGAGTGAGCCAGAAGCAGGTCGAACTGCACACACGCTGGTTAGGGTTAACGAGGAAGAAGATGTGCCGGTAAAGCATTATGCCTGCCAAACATATACCGGTTATTAGCGGCGATGAAGCGACGCAACCCCAAGGGCATGGGCGTGGCCACTACGGTTAGTGGTAATAACTTAAGTTATATCGTGTTTTTCTCAAGAATGAGTTGCTGTTGGCGCAACGTTGTTAGTGTTGTAACGCAATGAAAATAGAAAAAACAGCTAAAACAGTATGATATGCTACAATAAGTATCATTAGCGCTTGCGCGTTTGAGTTGTTTTAGTAGGAGATTTAATGACACTCAAGCTCGTTGTTTGATAATGCTAACAACCAAGCTCCGCAAAAAAGTATTTTTTTATAACTTACAGATTGAAAATTCCATGGACTCGACCTGATTTTTTCTGACATTATTAAAGAAAATATTAAATGGATTTGAATATGGTCGAATTGAGATTTAGCAAAAAACAAATCAATAGGGCTGGAGAAATACTCCGTGATATTAACGGCTCTAGCATTGATGAACTTATGTGGGCTCTTGAGGCACTTAACAATCTTCGTGAGATGTATGTTCATCCTTTAAATGCTTTTCAAACAACATTACGAAGAAAGATGAAAGCAACTGACGATGAAGGTGTTGCTTCGCAGCGGTTAAAGCGTATTCCGTCAATAATATCGAAACTAAATAGATCGCCAGGGATGCAACTAGCCAGAATGCAAGATTTGGGTGGATTGCGAGCTGTTGTTAAAACCATCTCTGATGTCCGAGAACTAGAGAAGAGTTACGTTAGCAATAGCTTAAATAGATTTCGGCATACTCTCAAATCACAAAAAGATTATATTGATCAACCTAAGGAATCAGGGTACCGCGGAATTCATCTTGTTTATCAATATCAAGGTAGTTCAAATCCGCACCACAATGGATTGTTGCTAGAGATACAAATTCGCACGAAACTACAACATGCATGGGCAACAGCGGTTGAAACGATGGGTACCTTTGTTGGGCAATCTATAAAATCTAGTGAAGCTGATGCTGAATGGAATGATTACTTTTCATTGGTTGGTAGTGCATTTGCTCTCATGGAGGGGTGCTCTCCAGTGAACAAATATGCACATATGTCTAAGTTGCAAACTTACCAAATGGTTGTCACTCAAACTGAAAAATTACAAGTTTTAGATAAACTGCTGGCTTTTAGATTTGCAATTAGTGACATATCAAATAACAAAAATAGCGGTAGTTACCACCTAATCGTTCTTGATACGCAAGCTGGCACAGTAGATATAAATAGTTTCGGTTTACGAAGAATAAATGAAGCAACAGCTGAATATATTGAATGGGAAACCAAAGCAGAAGAAAATCCCTATATGCAGGTTGTTTTAGTTTCAACTGAAAGTATTGGTAACCTAAAGGCAGCTTATCCAAGCTATTTTTTAGATGCTGGTGAATTTGTCAAATACATAAATGAAATACAGGCTGACTGTTTGTAGGTTTTCTAAGAAGAAAGCAATCCTAGTTCTCGGCCTAAAGCTCGGCACTGGGATTACGCCTGTGCTCTTTACGCGCAGGTTGTACATACTATGCTCATTAGTACGGTTTATGCTTTAGGTTCCTTACGGATGGCATGAAAACTTCGCTATACCACTTAATTTGTGTAAAATATTACGATAATTTGAAAGCGTCCCTCCAAGGATTTGTAATGCTTACTCTGGAAGAAATTGGACAGTCTGTTCGTAATAACCTTCAGCTGATCATTGATTCTAGCGGGTTGAAGTTAGCTGTTGGCCCCATAAAAGATGAAGATTATAAAATACTATGCGGTGGATATGGTGAGCTTGAATGGGATATTGGTCTTAACCAATATGGTAATGATCCCGATAGATTTGAGTTTTGTGTCAAACTGCTCACTTCTGTTGTAGAGAGCGTTCCATCAGGCATTGCTTTATGTGTTTATGGCATAAAGGATAAAGTTTTTAAAGTTCATATGATTGAAAGGTTCTTTCGACATAACGATGATGATCATCCATTAAAAGGAAGAATGGTTACTCTAACATTGATGGCTGCCTTCTTGTTCTGTAAGGCTGTTAATGCTAAAGCGGTTCATATCGTCGAGCCTGTTCAGGAACTTGTTGAATACTATGCTACATATGGTTTTGTAATGCATAAATGTGGTTACATAATGGTAGCCAACGTAGATTCATTGACTAAAGCATTTGAAACATTCGCACAAAAACAGTAGACGGCTACTATGAAAATGATAGTATTACGCCTCGGTTAGCACTGATGGTGATTACTTTTCTAAGTGCTGGTTGTTGAGAATATCGACTGAGATGCTAAACTAAGTCTTAGTAAAGAGCGTTATAGCTCTCATAGGGGTAAATATGAAAACTAAAAAAGCAGCTAAATCACAGGTGAAGTTCGATACTCAGAAGGCATTTGCTGGTATGGGTGCGGCTGTTGAGATCCTAATGAAAGCCGCCCCGAATGCTTTCTCTCATAAAGTCGAATGTAAGGAAGTGCAGGGTAAACTGCGCTCGCAAAGAATTGCTGCATGAGTAGATAGGTAGCATTTGAACAATCTAGGCCTCGGTAATCCGGGGCTTTTTGCTATCTAAAATATGAAAAATTTGTCAACTCCTAATAGCACATAAAATGTCGCGTTAATTTAGTTTATTCAAATACCATACAAAGGCTACCTTCGGGTGGCCTTTTTCATATGTAGCGCCCAGCCAACAACCATCCACACACCAAACACTTTCTAGCTGAGAGTGGTTACGGCTGGGCGCTATTCCTTAAATCAAAATGGAGTAATCCCAATGTCTGAGCCGTTAATCGGCACCGGAACAGCCTCGGCTGCGTTAACTGGCGTCACATTTGTAGGATTGCTATCTGGTGTTGATGCTGGCGTTGTAATTGGCGCATTTGCTGGTGCTGTGGTTTTCGTGTTGTCCGCTACTGAATTCCCTATCTGGAAGCGTCTCGTATTTTTCGGGATTTCATTTGTGCTAGGCGTTCTAACTGCGGGTTTTGCTGCGTCGATGATCAGCACCGTTACACCGGATTCCGTTGTAGTTGAGAAGTCTATAGGTGCGCTGGTAGCTTCTGCCACGGTTGTGCGGATCTTGATGGTTATTATCTCAAGGTCTAGTAACCCCACGCTCAATTTTAAAGGGGGTGGCAAATGACACTCCAGATTATATTGCTTCACATTAATGCGTTGGTCTGCGGCCTGATAGCACTGCGTTTAATGCTCTTTAATCGACAGGGAGCAAAGCATAAGTGGTTGGGCGCTATTGGGGCTTACATCCTCATAGTTGCAGCAGCGTCGGTCCCCATTCGGATCATTACTGGCACATATATCTCGGCTGATATTTCGGAAACGCTGATTAATATCATGTTCTGCGGTCTGGTTCTTAGAGCGCGGGGTAACTTCATGCAGTTATTCAGGAACCCTATCTAA